TGGTCAATGACAACGTGAGAGCGCAATACATTGCTAATCGTTTGATGAAGGGTGCGCGGGAAGATTTGTCAATTCGATGCTCTACCAGCTATATCGGCATCCAGCTAGAGGCTGGCGACATTGTTAGCGTGACCAATGCCAACTATGGTTGGTCGGCAAAGCTGTTCCGAATCAATAAGGTAACGCAGACATTCTCGCAAGATGGCAGCATCGTTTGTCAGTTGTTTATGACTGAGTTTAATCCTGATGTTTACAGTGACACCAGCATTACGCAATTCACCCCGGCTCCCAATTCGGGACTAGGTGATCCGTCTACGTTTGGAACGCTTGCTGTGCCAGTGCTGGCATCGCAATACCCAACTGCTGCCAATCCTTCGTTTACTATAAACGTCACCACTGCGCCGAATGGCATCACGCAGTATGTGGAACTTTATTACTCTGCGTTTACCAATCCGACCAACTCGCAGCTAATCTTTGCTGGCACTACTGCTGTTCAACCGGATGGTTTCCCGTATGCGCCAAACACAGTATTGCCAATAACCCTGACCAATGTACCTTCGGGCGATTGGTATTTCTTTTCTCAGATGGTCAACAATTTAGGTGCATCGCCGTACAGCAGTGCATCAAGTTTGTTCCGGTGGAGACCAAGCACTTACCAGTTTACGAATCGTTATCTTGCCATTGCTTATGCAGACACGATTACTGGCAGCGGGTTTAGCCTTAGTCCTCGCGGCAAGATTTACTATGGTCTGTGCAATCAGGACGGCATTAGTCCACCGACTTCGCCAAGTTCTTACACTTGGTATCTTGCTGATCCTAATTTCGGTACGTCTTACTACTTGTGCTATTCCAACCGCACTGGTCGAAAGTTCAGTTTTGCAACTGGTCTAGCATCTGCTACTGCTGGCGCATTTGTGCCGACAAATACATCACAATTTGATCCGTCGATTTGGTCGGCATTGGTCGATGGAACCAATTATATTGATTTGGATTCCCGCACTGGACAACTGATTGAATATGGCGGCACTGTAACTGGTACGCAATCTGGGGAAGTGTCTGTAATAAACAATCCCGACGGCAAAGTTATTGCATCACTCAGCCCATTGCTTGCAACTCAATTTGGTCCGGGCGTTTACTCGGTAACATCTAGCGCAGCAACTATAACAATTGACGTTTATGGTCGCGTCATTGGTTTTACTGTGCCAGATTCGTTTTACTACACGCAGCAAGTCTTTACTGCTACTTCTGGACAAACCGTGTTTACGGTTACTCGCGGCGCTGGTTATATCGTCGGTAATTGCTTGGTTTTTGAGAATGGATTGTTGCTTAATCCGTCTGAATATACCGACGCATCTGGAAGCGTGACGTTTGCAACTGACAGAACTTTAAATGACATTATTACGATTGTTTCAGTAAAAGCAGTCAATGCTTCGACTGGCGTATATTCTGCATTTACTCGCAACACTGCAAACCTGACCGATGTTAGTAGCTATACGGCATCTGGCTTTACTTTGAATAGTGGATTTGAATTGCTGTTTTTGAATGGTACTGTTGTCAACGATCAGGATTATGACATCATTGGACAAACCATCACCAATTTCCCTGATTTGGTAACTGGTGATTTAGAAATTATCCAATGGACAGCAAACAACCAAAGCCAACCCTGCTCGGGAATTGCAAATTCAGTTGCATACACCATCAATGGTCAATCAACCTACAACTTTAGCTACAATGTCAACTCTTTCAACCTGTATAGTAATGGTGCGCTGTTGAAGCAAGGCACTGATTACACAACTGCCACTGGAAACTATACTCTTGCATCAACTCCGACCACTAACACGACAGTGATGGTCCAACAAACATTTGCTCGAACGGGGGCTGTATGACACAAGCATTCAATCTATCGCAGTTTGCCAACAAAGTTAATTCTTCTGGTCAGGCTGATCTCACTACTGGTGTTTCTGGTACGCTTCCAGTTGGCAACGGTGGTACTGGTTTAAGTTCAACCCCTTCAAACGGTCAATTAGACATTGGTAATGGCTCTGGATTTACTAGAGCAACATTGACCCAAGGGACGGGCATTTCTATTACCAACGCTTCTGGTTCAATTACGATTGCTGCTACTGGTAGCGGCGGTTTTAGCACCATAGTTGTGCTGGATACTGCTGGCACATCAACATGGACTGTCCCCACTGGTGTAACAAAAATTAAAGTCACAGTGGTTGGTGGTGGCGGCGCCGGTGGTAGTTCTGGCACTATTAGTGGTGGTGGTGGTGGTGGTGGCGGCGGCGGAACTAGCATTGCTTATATCAGTGGCTTAACTCCGGGTGGTTCTATTGCATACACCGTAGGTGCTGCTGGAGGCGCTTCATCTTTTGGCTCTGCTGGCTCTCCTTCTTTTACTTTGACCGCAAGCAGTGGTAGTGGTGGTGGTGCTGGTGGTGGTAATGGTGGCATTGGTGGGGCAGGTGGGATTGGTAGTGGCGGCAGTCTTAATTATGCAGGTAGTTCTGGCGTTACTATTGTCGGTTCTGGAGGTAGCCCGCGTGTTGGTGGCTCTGGTGGTTCATCATCGTTTGGTGGTGGCGGTGTGGGAAATTACAGCGCAGCTGGAGGAGCAGCACAAGTATATGGTAGCGGTGGTGGCGGTGGTGGTGGAACTTCCAAAGCCACTACCGCTGGCGGTGCTGGTTCCAGAGGCGTCATTTTCATCGAATACTAAGAGGTCAACATGAAAGCACTAATTTATATTCCCGACAACCGACTGTGCCAAGTCACCGACCAAGATTTCCCTGTCGCTCATGAATTTATGTGGGTTGATTGTGACGCTGACGTATTGCCAGAAACGCATGACTATCAAGATGGCGAGTTTGTATTGAAACCTGATGTTGTGCTATCAAATTTCTACAGTCAGTGCGCGGCAACAACATGGAGCAAAATTAGTCCGGTTCTTTCTAAAGAATATGTTGGACTTGAAATTGCACCATTTAATAAAAATGGCAAGTTGCTTGGCATTGATGCTGTTCGGGCTTATACGGTGGATGGTGCGCCAATTGGTACAGCCATGCTTTCAATTAAGACTTGGGCAAAGGATTGCCAAGATGCTGGAATTTCAGCATTTGCATGGTTATCACCAACATCCGGCGTAACTTTGGAAGAATTTACAGAACTTTTTGAAAAGTTGGGTTTTGTCAAAATCATTAGCGCCAATAATGGAAACTATATGGCAATGATTGCGGCAAACGAATAAAATGCAGCAATACGACAGAACATGAGGCGCACCCCTGCAAGGTTGTGGGGGTGGATAACCTAGCGGGGGCTAATCATGGCTGTGTTTAACAAAAACTCTCTGACTCAAGTCAGCGGGTTTGACAATCCGATTATTGCTGGCGAACTTGTCTACCAGCAAAAGACTTACTGGAATCTGGCACTGACTGATGAGGCTGGCAATCCCGTTGATTTGACCGGGGCCACCATCAATGCCCAGATTATCCGTCGCCAACTCAGCAACGTTAAAGATACCCGCTACGGTCTGACGTTCGACATTGCCAACTACACGCCCACGCCCACGCCTGTATCCCTGAGCATCACTAATCGAGTTGATGCTTCTGGTTCATTTACTCTGTTGATTGATGATTCATCGTGGAGTCTAATTGCCACTGATCCTGAGTTCGCCATTAACGATGTGGATGGCATTGGATTCAGTGGTCGAATAAAAATTGGATTCCCGCAGACTGGTATTACTCCTCCGCAGGATAACATCATCTTTCTATTGTTCATTGTGCGATCCGACGCGATTGTGAAGGTGTGACATGGGAGTTACCGTCACTGCCAATAGCGGCAACAACATTAATCTAGAAGTAGTTTCAACTCCGATTCAAACCATTAACATCAGTCGAGGTGTTGCCGGTCCTCCGGGACCAAATAGCATTGGTGGATATCCGATAAATGTTAGCAATCCGTTGTACCGAGATGTAGTCATGTTTGGCGTTAATGAATGGGTCAACACGCCGCAAACCGAAATCGCCGATGGCGGTAGTTTTTAATTAAAGGAGATTTACCATGTCAAACACTATTCGTATCAAACGTCGTGCCAATGGTGGTGGTGCTGGTGCGCCGTCTACTCTGGCTAATGCTGAACTTGCTTTTAACGAACAAACAAACATTCTGTACTACGGTACAGGCACGGGTGGTTCCGGTGGTAGCGCAACTAGCGTTATTGCAATCGCCGGTACTGGTGCATTTGTTGACACAAGCAGCAACCAAACTATTGGTGGAACCAAAACATTCTCAAATGCAATTTCCGGAAGCATTACTGGCAATGCCGCAACTGCAACTGCACTTGCAACTGGTCGCACCATTAGCATTACTGGAGATTTGTCATATACCTCGCCAACTTTTGATGGCACAGGTAATGTTACTGCTGCTGGTACTTTGGCAACTGTAAATACCAATGTTGGTACTTACACCAAAGTTACTGTCAACGGCAAGGGTCTTGTTACTGCGGCAGCAAGCGCAACTCTCAACGACATTTCTTCGCCCACTTCTCCTTATAGCTTTGGCAATCAACTTCTAAACAACCTTGCCGATCCTATCAATGATCAGGATGCTGCAACTAAGTTTTATGTTGATTCGGTAGCTCAGGGTTTGATTGTTAAGGCTTCTTGCGTTGCTGCAACTACCACAAACATTACCCTTTCTGGTTTGCAAACGATTGATGGCATTTCGGTGGTTGCCGGTGATCGCGTGCTGGTCAAGAACCAAACCACTCAATCGCAAAATGGTATTTATGTAGCCTCTGCATCTGCTTGGGCGCGTTCGACTGATGCGGATACTTGGAACGAATTAGTTTCTGCATTTACCTTTGTTGAACAGGGTTCGACTCAAGCCGATTCTGGTTGGGTTTGTTCTGTCAATAAAGGCGGTACGCTTGGCACTACTGCGGTTACTTGGGTGCAATTTTCTGCTGCTGGAAGCTACACTGCTGGCACGGGCTTAACGCTGACGGGCAATCAGTTCAGCATCACCAACACCGCCGTTTCTGCTGGCACTTATGGTGTTGTTGCTGGCACATCGACTTTGGTTGCTACCGTCAATGCTCAGGGTCAATTGACTGCGATTGATGCTTATGAAATCAATGTTGATGGTGGTACTTTCTAATTTATTAAATTTAATCCACCTTCTATAAGGAAAAGGAAAGCCCAATGGCTAACAAAATTGTTCTAAAAAAATCCTCGGTAGCGGCCAAAGTGCCGCTATCGACGGATTTGGCTGTTGGTGAGTTAGCAGTTAATCTTGCTGATGCAAAACTTTATACCAAGAATGCTGGCGGCACGGTCATTCAACTTGGTGGTGGCGGTGGTTCGGGAACCGTTACATCGGTTGATCTGTCGGGTGGAACAACGGGACTCACAACAACAGGTTCCCCAATTACTACATCAGGGACAATCACCCTTGGTGGGACATTAGCCGTAGCCAATGGCGGCACAGGAGTTACATCTTCAAGCGGCGCAAACTCAGTCGTATTACGTGATGCAAACAATAACATTACAGCAAATGCTTATTTCAATGGTTTCACAAGTGTTGCGGCATCAGGAACACAAATAACTTTAACGGTATCATCAACTCCCGTTTATTTAGTTACAGGTTCGGGTGGACAAACAATACAACTGCCAAACGCTACAACGTTGTTAAATGGAACTATTTTTTCGTTTAACAACAATCAAAGCAGCGGCGCAATTACCGTAAACAACAATTCGGGAACATTAATTGCATCCGTGCCATCGGGCGGTTATGTAACGGTTGTTTTGAATTC